ATGAAGCAGGCTGAAAATTTTAGAAAACGATACGGTGAAATTACAAGAGAAAACTATGGTAAGTATATAGAGAATGCTTGTAAAGAAGCAAAGAAGACAATTGACAGAGCAGGTATCACGGAGTACAATGTAAGCGACATAAGTAGTTACGCAGATCAAATGTTCTGGATTGATAGGTATGATGAAGTTGAAGCTGAATATATGGTAAAACATCGAAGAGGGAAGAAACATGGTAATTCGCAAGTATCCGGAGGAGATTCAAAAGGCGATGGAAACTTATAAGCCGTATGCAAAATGTATTCATGATGGCGAGCTTGAAGGTGTTCCACAGGAAGCTGTAGAAGCGTTTAAAAAAGTGAAGAATTGGGCTTGGGAACAAGGTCAGTAAATACCACCAGTCAGTAGACCGGTGGTATTTTTGTACCCATTTTTAGGAAAGAGAGGATAAGAAGATGAAGAAAGCAATGCTTAGTCAGCCAATGGCCGGGAAAACAGATGAGGAGATTATTGCAACTAGGGAACAGGCAATCAAGGCACTGGAAGCCAAAGGCTACGAAATTGTGAATACGTTATTTACTGATGAATGGTACAGCAATGAAAAGATGAAAGAACGTGGAGTGGTACAGATTCCCCTTTGCTTTCTTGCTAAAAGTCTGGAAAATATGTCCCTTTGTCATGCAGCTTATTTCTGTAAGGGTTGGGAAAATGCCAGAGGGTGCCGGATTGAGCATGATGCAGCGGTAGCCTATGGGTTAGATGTGATTTATGAAGAATAATTGCGACGTCGCAAATGAAAGAAGGTGATTTTACGGGGCTTATATCATGGATCAGACAGAGGTTTTTCAAGAAAAAGGAGTGCTGCCACCACTATCGCAAGCACTGGAGCCGGGCTTCCGGTCCGTATGGCGGTTATGTAAGACGTTGTACCAAATGTAATAAGATTGAGCAGTAAGCACGCAGGAAAGCCCTGGGTGTTATTTTTATGCCCAAACGCGAGCATGGCATTAAACTCTGCGCGGCCGGTGACACCGATGAGAATGGATCAGTAACAGGAGTGACACTCCCAAAATGGAAAGGAGACTATTAACATGGCAGAAACAAATCAAAACCAGGCACAGCAGAATCAGCAGGGCACAGGAGACGGTAGTGGGCAGACTACACAGCAGAACCAGAATTCCCAGCAGGCATCAACACCAGCTATTGACTATGGCAAGATCCAACAGATGCTTGATGGAACACTGGCAGCCAAGGAAGATACCGCACTGAAAGCCTATTTTAAACAGCAGGGACTTTCTCAGCAGGAAGTAGAGCAGGCGATCGCAGCTTTTAAGCAGCAGAAAGCCGCTAATACTCCAGATGTGGGAGCTATGCAGACCCAGCTGACACAGGCACAGGAGGCAGCCAAACAGGCACAGATCCAGAATGTTGCTATACTTGCTGCAGTAAGCCTGGGTATTGATGCCAAAACAATTCCATACATCCTCAAAATGGCAGATCTCAGTCAGGCAGTAGGACAGGATGGAAAGGTCAATGAAGAGAACTTAAAAGCAGCCCTGAATAAAGTCCTGGAAGACGTTCCGGGATTGAAGCCACAGGCTGCGGGCACTACTGGTTTTGTACAGGTAGGAGCTGCAAGCGGAAATGCTGGTGCGGGCCAGGCACAGCAGGCAACACAGACCCAGCAGACAGGGGTCCCGGCTAAACGCTGGAACCGTTGGAACAACTAACAAATGATTTAAGAAAGGACAAGGTGATCATATGCCAAATTTAAACTATGCACAGGTATGGGAGCCTGAATTATTAGAGATCCTCATGCAGGGGACTTTAACTTCTCCCTTTGTAACAAGTAACGTAAAGTGGTTAGATGCCAAGACATTCCACTTTACCCAGATGTCCACTTCCGGATATAAAAATCACAACAGAAATGGCGGCTGGAATAAGGGCGATTATACCCAGAAGGATGTACCGTTTACCCTTACCCATGACCGTGACATTTCTTTCCTGGTGGATAAGGCAGATGTGGATGAGACCAATGCGACTGCATCCATCCAGAACATTTCCCGCACCTTTGAGCAGACCCAGGTCGTTCCGGAAACAGATGCGCTGTTCTTTGCAAAGGTAGCGCAGGCAGCACAGAAGGCAGAGGGATACCATAGTTCTACAGCAGCTGCTACCTATACCAAGGCAAAAGTATTCGGAATGCTGAAGGATATCCTGGCGAAGGGCAAGCTGAGAAGATACAAAGCAAATGGTACGTTGATGATGTATGTATCCAGTGCTATTATGGATGCCCTGGAGCAGTCTACCGAATTTACACGTAAGATCGAGATGACCCAGGTCGCAGAGGGCGGCATGGGAATTGAGACCCGTGTAACTGACATTGACGGCGTGCCGATCATGGAAGTAGTGGATGATGAGCGTTTCTATGACGCCTTTGACTGGGAGCCGGAGAACGGCGGTTTTGCACCACTGAAAAAGGTGACAGAGGATACCGAAAACCATGTAGCTGCTGTAACAGGAGCGCACAGGATCAATGTTTTGGTAGCGTGCGGTCAGACCTGCAAGATCGTTCCGAAGATCTCCAGCATCTACTACTTTGAACCAGGAGCACATACAGAGGGTGACGGATACCTGTATCAGAACCGTTCCCTGTCTGATGTGTTTGTATTCCCGAATGGACGTGATGGTAAGGTAGACAGCATCTACGTAGATGTGGATACTACAGAGTATACCGGAGCCTGATCGGAGGTGGTCTTATGGCTTATGAGCCGTATGTAACCCCGGAATATTACCAGACTGAATATGAAGGCAGTGCTGTGCCAGCGGATGAGCTTAAAAAGGCTCTCCGCCAGGCCAGCCACCACATTGATTCCCTGACTTACAACCGTATCGTAGGTCAGGGATTTTCTAACCTGACAGCATTCCAGCAGGACCTGATCCGGGAAGTGGTCTGCCAGCAGGCTGATTTTGAGACAGAAAATGCAGATGAGATCAACACGGTTTTGCAGAGCTACAGCATCAACGGTGTGTCCATGCAGTTTGGTAATTCCTGGAACGTGTTTACAGATAAAGGCGTTGCCATGAAACGGGATGTATACGCTATGCTGTGCCAGACGGGCCTTTGCTGCCGTTTAGCGAGGTGAGACTATGAAATATCCATGTTTAGTACCTAAAAGGCTCTGTAAGACGCCTGTGCACGTCCACCTGGAATCGGAAGAACTGGATAATAAGGGAAGGCCGAAGTACAGCCTGGATGCAGATCTGATGTGCAACTTCCAGGATAAAGCCAAGACCATTCTGACAGCGGAAAAGAAGCTGGTGCAGATCACTGGTACAGCGCTTTTTACGGGAGACATTGCACCAGATATGCCGTCTTTAAGTGGCGGAACAGTAACGGTATTTGGTGAAGAACGCCGGATCGAGCAGGGATGCAAGAACAGGAATCCGGACGGTACGGTAAATTACTGCAGTCTGGAGGTGATCTGATGCAGGTAAAGTCAACTATAAAGCTGAACATGCCTCGTATCAGCCAGCTGACCCGTGCAGCAGTAGTTGCTTTGAAGCAGACGGCGGAAGCGCTGCATACGGAAGTGGTACAGGCACAGGTCATGCCGTTTGATACTGGCAACCTGCAGAATGAAAGCACCTTCGTGGACACCAGTGAAGCTTCTAACGGAAAAGTAAGCCTGGTATCCAGCACGCCATATGCAAGGCGGCTGTATTATCATCCGGAATATCAGTTCCAGAAGTATGAAAATCCTTTTGCAGGCGGTAAATGGCTTGAGCCATGGCTTCCGGGAGGTGTCAGCTCCGGTTTTTGCAGGGAAGCCTTTAAGAAGTTTTATAAAAAGGCGGGTGGTGTATGATGCTGCGGTTAACGGACATACAAGACTGGATCATTTCTCTTGGAATTGCAGAAGAGAGCCATGTTTATATCGGTAAGCTGGATAATAAACAGCAGAAATCCATAGGTATTTATAACCGAAGTGGATCCGGACCACCCAATATTGCTTTAGGTGGCCTGGAATACACTACCTATGATACAAAGCAGCTCTCTCTTCTGGTCCATTGGAACAGGGACAAACCGGAAAGTGAAGAAGCTGCTTATCAACTATTTGAGAAACTTAGAAGCATATCCAGTCTGGACATAGGAGATACCCACATTAATTATCTGCGTTTAATGGTTCCTGAACCTCAGGACGTAGGAACGGATGATAATGGGGTGTATGAATATGTGATCTGGCTGGATCTTATCTATCAGAGAAAGTGAGGAATGTGTAATGAGTGAAGTAGGAGGAAAAGTATATCCTGTACACAATAACGTGTTTAAATTTGGTACAAAGGGTATGGACAGCGTGGACGGCGATATGGTAATGCCTGCGGATCTGGAGAACTTTGCGCCAACCATTGACGGTACCACAGAAGAATGGTATGCCATGGACGCAGAAGGCTGGGCCAAATCTGCTATGACTGGCAAAAAACTCAGCTTTGCTTTTAAGGGAAAGCGTTCCGTAGGTGATGCCGGAAATGATTATATCGCAGGCCTTGCATGGAAATTTGGCCAGGATGTAATGACCAAGTTTGAGTGGACCATGACATCCGGGGCTAAGCTGGCTTGTGATGTAGTAGTAAATGTGACTACCCCAGGAGGCGGTGATACAACGAATATCGATGCCCTGGAGTTTGAGGTTACCTGTTATGGAAAACCAACCTATACACCGGTAGTGGCAGCGTAAAAGGAGACAATGAGCAATGGCAAAAGTAGTAGATATTACAGATAAGCTTACATTTGATGGGAATCCATGCCTGATGATCAATGGAGAAAAACTGGAGGTAAATGCAGATGCTCCTACCATGATGAAAGTAATTAATGTTACAAGAAATGGTGGAACTTCAGAAGAAAATATGAATGAATTATACGAACTGGTATTTCCAGAAAAATCCAGAAAGGTAATTGATTCGTTGAAACTGCTGGTTCGAGATTGGATGACTGTCATTCAGGAGGCCATAAAGCTGATCACAGGAGATATCACAGGCCAGGGAGAGCGCTGACCCGTACTACGACCTGTTTGAAGACTGGGACCTGATCATTTCCAGTTTCATGACGCAGTACGGGTTGCGTATAAGGACGAAAGAGTTTGAAACGGTCAGCTGGGATGAGTTCCGTTCCCTGCTGGCCGGACTTGGACCGGAAACTCCCCTGGGCCGGGTGGTAGCGATACGTTCTGAAACAGATGATAATGTGATCAAACATTTTACCACTGATCAGCGAAGAATCCATGACAGCTGGCGTAAACATCAGATGGAGCAGGTGACTCCGGAGACTTATGACAGGGAAATGGAAGGTCTGGAAAGGATGTTCGCTGCATTATGCGGAGGTGGTTGAAATTGAAAAAGTAAAGCATGAAAAAGTCCGGTGCCCGTATTGCGGGTATCCGGTCAATGCAATGAAGTCAAAAGATGCCAAATGCAAGGGCATCTTTTTTAAATGCAAAAATAAGGAATGCAGGAAAATATTTGAGTTAAAGATCTAAGACGCTGTGCCGATGTGCCTGTCTTAACGAAAAGGGCAGGTGACATATATGGCAGCAGACAGCGTAGGCCAGATCGGGCTTGATCTGGTAGTAAATAAGAATGAGTTTGACAGTCAGATGCTGGGGATACAGAATCTGGCAAAAAAAGCTGGCAAAGCACTTGCAGCTGCTTTTGCAGTCAAAAAAGTATTTGACTTTGGAAAGTCCTGTATAGAATTAGGCTCTGATCTGGCAGAAGTCCAGAACGTAGTTGATGTTACATTTTCCCAGATGAGCAAACAGGTAGATAAGTTTGCCCAGAATGCAGCCACTCAGTTTGGATTGTCTGAGACCATGGCAAAGCGGTTTACCGGTACTTTTGGAGCTATGGCAAAGGCATTTGGCTTCAGTGAGAAAGCTGCATATGACATGTCCGCAACTCTTACTGGTCTTGCCGGAGATGTGGCATCTTTCTACAACATCAGTCAGGATGAGGCATATACGAAGTTAAAGTCTGTATTCACTGGTGAAACAGAAAGCCTGAAAGACCTGGGCATTGTTATGACCCAGACGGCTCTTGACAGCTATGCTATGGCAAATGGCTTCGGAAAGACTACAGCAAAGATGTCGGAAATGGAAAAGGTTGCCCTGCGGTATAAGTTTGTACAGGATCAGCTGACAACGGCAGCAGGTGACTTCTCCAGGACATCCACTGGCTGGGCGAACCAGGTCCGTATCTTACAGCTGCAGTTTGACAGCTTAAAGGCAACCATAGGACAGGGGCTTATAGCTGCATTATCCCCGGTCATCCAGGTGATCAACGCAGTCATTGGTAAAATACTCAGCCTGGCGAATGCATTTAAAGCCTTTTTTGCCTTGATGTCTGGTGGTAAAGATTCAGGAGCATCCGCAACTGCAGCTGGTATGGAAGCTGTAGCTGTCGCAGCAGATAAAGCTGGAACGGCTGCTTCCGGTGCTGGGAATGCTGCAAAGAAAGCTGCTAAGGATATCAAAACGGCTACCACTGGTATTGATGAGCTTAATATCTTAAACCCGGATAGTGGTTCAGATAGCGGAAGCGGATCTGGCGGTAGTGGAGCAGGCGGCTACAATGCAGATGACTTTGATATGGGAACACTTCCGGAACAGGAAGATATAGTCAGTGGTAAGCTGCGGAAGATAGCTGACCTGCTGAACCAGTTAAAAGATTCTTTTACAAGTGGTTTTTGGGATGCTTTTGGCGACACATCTGTATTTGATTCGATCCAAAGCAGCATCCAGTCCATAAAAGATAGCCTTGGGAATATTTTTACTGATTCTGATGTGCAGACAGCGGCTTTAGGTTTTGCCAATACACTGGCCCAGTCATTAGGACAGGTTACAGGTTCCATTGCAAGCATCGGTGCGAGTATTGCAGATAATCTTCTGGGAGGCATCAGCAGGTACCTGGAACAGCGCAAAGAACGTATCAAGGATTATATAGTCCAGATGTTCAATATCGGTTCCAGGATAGCAGAAATAACCGGCAACTTTAGCTCAGCATTGGCAATTATTTTTTCTTCACTGAGAAGTGACGGTGCTGTTCAGTTTACATCGGATATTATTGGTATTTTTTCCGAAGCTTTTATGGGCATAACGGAACTGGCTGGAAACATTGCAGCTGATATTCTGGACGTACTCACAGTACCATTCATTGAAAATGCTGATTATATACGTGATACAGTAGAAGATACCTTTTCTGCAATAGAGCCAATCTATGGAGCTATCAGATCCCTGGTTGAAACAACTTTTACCAAAATTGGAGAGGTCTATGATGAGCATGTTGCACCAATGTTAATGGCTTTCAAGCAGGGTTTTACTGAAATCGGAACACTTCTACTGGATGTTTATAATACCTATTTTCTTCCGGTATTACAGAACCTGTCCACGCAATTTTCAACTTTTACAGAGCAGTATTTAGCACCATTGATCGCAACATTTCTGGAATTTGGTGGAAAAGTAGCAGATGCGATCACCGTACTCTGGAATAATGTACTGCTTCCGTTTATAGAGTGGTTCATACAAACAGCGGCTCCTGTAATTGCAAATTTTGTACAGACAGCTATTAATTCCTTTTTTAGCTTTGCAAGTCATATTGCTGAAATCTTGCAGGATGTGTTGACGGCATTAGGTGGTCTCATTGATTTTATAGTAGGTGTATTTACTGGAGATTGGGAAAGAGCCTGGGATGGAATAAAAACGTATTACAGTGGCATTTGGAACGCCATGAAGGATATCGTAAAAACTTTAATGGACCTGATCCATGCTACTATTACGGGAACTTTACAGAATATCAAGACTTCTTGGGAACTTCGCTGGAATGCGATCAAGGCATTTGCTTCTATGTTGTGGAATGCAATCAAAGCTCTTGCGACATCTATTTTCGAAGCGATCAGAGACAAGCTTTCAGAGATCTGGGACAGTGTAAAAAGGACCATTGAAGAAAAATGGAACGCTATCAAGGATTGGTTTGAAGATATCTGGAAAAAGATCAAAGAAGTGTTTAAACCGGATGCAATGATCGAGGTCGGAAAGAGCATCATGAACAAACTCTGGGACGGCTTAAAATCCGTCTGGGGTTCCATTGCCGGATGGCTGCAGGACTGTGCTGATTTTGTCGGTGGTGTTTGGGATGGCATTGTGGAAGGCGCGAAGAGTATTTTCAAGAGTGCTAAAGAAGACGCTGAAGATGATGAGGCAGATGACAGTGATGATTGGGATTACGGAACCAATTCGCCAGTATCCGGCCATGCTTCCGGTGGATTCCCTAAATCTGGTCAGATGTTCGTAGCCCGTGAAGACGGTATCCCGGAGATGGTTGGAAGCTGGGGCGGCCGTGCTGCAGTTGCCAATAACCAGCAGATCACCCAGGGCATTACCCAGGCAGTCCAGAACGGCATGCGTTCCTGCATGGTTCCGCTTGTATCCATGATGTCAAGTGTAGCAGGTAATGCAGCACCGCCGCTGGCAGTAACAGGCCGTGCAGCTGTTTATGAAAATGATGATGACAGGCTTATGAACCTGGTAAGCCGTGCTGTGGCATTATCACAGAATGGTACCGGTATGGATGATTCACGTATCGCGCGCATCCAGGAACTCTTAGAGCGCATTGTGGACCTAATCGAAGCCATGGACCTGACAGTGAGCATTGATATCCGTGATGTAAAGAAGAAACTGACGGATCTGGAAAAGAGAAGCGGTTACACGTTAAGAACAACGTAAGGAGGCGGCAACAAATGGCAGTAATAACGATCAATGGCCGGGAGTTCCCGGCTCCTGATGTAGGTGGTAATCTTGTGGTCGCAACCAATGTCAGCTCCGGAAAAAACGCAAATGGCGAATTTGTTGGACAGAAGGTTGGCAGGGATCAGTATAAATTCGATGCATTGCAGTGGAAATTCCTGGATGCAGCTACCTGGTCAGCTATGTTGCAGGAATTTGACAAATTTGTAGTGACCGCCCGGATCCCGGATATGGTAAACAATCGTTTCCAGACGATCCGCATGTATCCGGGAAACCGTACAGCCACGCCGGTGGAATTTAATGGATCAGGGCTTCCTACAAAGTACCGGGACTGTAAGGTCAACATCATAGACTGCGGGGTGATAGAATAATGCAAGCTGTAAGCAATGCATATAAACAGGAAATGAAAAAGCAGTATCGTGATCATTCCTATATGCGCGTCAGTATTGGTCTGATCAATCAGGAGGCCCAGGCATCTGCTTATATACCTGACCAGGAGAAATATGCTTATTATAGCAATCTGACCTGGCCACTCAACAACTATGAGGTTTCGGAACTGTATGAAACCTGTGACCAGGATTACAGTACCGTAGATGGGAGTATGTATTTTTTGCCAAGGGAACGTCAGGATGCAGTCCTTAACCAGGGAATCGTTACAGATGATCTTTTAGGTGAGGTTGAGATCCGTTTTCCGGTACAGCACGATATAAAAGGTCTCACAGTAGAATTTGGCAAAGCGTATCCTGTGGATTTTTCCATTGTATCAGATGAACATACGGTTGAAATCACAGGGAATGATACAGGGCATTTTGTGACGGAAGAGATCTTTCCTGGTGCAACATTTCTCCGGTTTGTGCCAAAGGATATGGTCAATGGGCAAAGCCGGCTGCGGATCCACCGTATCACGATGGGGATCGGTATCTACTTTGATAACCAGAAGATATTGTCAGCCACAAAGAAAGAGCGGATCAGTCCTGTTATGGAAGATCTACCCTCCATTGATCTGAACATAACCATTGATAATAAAAACCGTGCATATGACATTGAAAATGAAGAGAGTACGGTAAATTTCCTGGAAAATGGCCAGGAGATCAATGTAATTTACGGTCAGGAGATGGATGATGGAAATGTGGAGTGGATGCCCGGTACCACGGTATATCTGCGGGAATGGTCTGCAGATGATGAAGAAATGAGTTTTACTGCTACGGATCGTTTTGATGGCATGGATGGAACTTACCGCCGCGGAAAATATTATCCTGATGGAATAAGCTTGTATGATCTTGCAGTTGATGTCTTTGGCGATGCCGGAATAGACAGCCGTACCTATTGGCTTGATAATTATCTAAAAGATGTTATGGTTTATAATCCAATGCCAGTAGTATCCCATAAAGAAGCACTGCAGCTGATCGCCAATGCCGGACGCTGTATCCTTTACCAGGATCGGAACGGAAATATATTTATGAAGTCCAGTTTTATACCGGACATGCAGGCAAGTTCAGCAAATGAAACTTACTTTTCTAATACGGCTTCAGTACTGGATGCAACAGAAAAAAGCACTTATGCCACACCGGAAAAGGATCACACAGAAGCATCAGCTGTACAGTTCTTTTTGCCATATCAGGATAAAAACTATCTGGATGTGGGATATGTATCGGAAGCAGTAGCTGATGAAGATGGGACATTTACAGAAGATCCATTGGTGACTATCGTTCTGGAAGCGCGGTACAAGTGCTTTGGCCTTACATTGGAATTTGGAGGCAATCATCCGTCTGGTATGGTATTCCGTTCCTATTTGGGAGAGGAACTGGTGGAAGAGTATAAAATATCTTCTCTTTCTGAAGTTACTGTGGTCAATCATGAATTCCCGGAATTTGATAAGCTGCAGCTTGAATTTTTAAAGGGAGTACCGTTTAACAGGGTAAACCTGAAACAGATCACATTTGGGGACAGTACTGATTATGAACTGTCTTACGGCAAGGAGCTTACTAAGACGCCAAAGGGTACACAGTTATCAAGAGTCAGAGAGTTGCAGATGACCAGGACAATTTATGCATCAGGGACTGAAAAGAGACAATTAGTCAGGGAGGCTGTCCCGGCAGACGAAACCAGGCATACGTTTTATCTTAATGCAGCGGCTTATGATTATGAAATAGATGCAGCTGGTGGCACAAATGTCCAGATCATTGATAGCAGCGCATATTACGTTACGGTAGAGGTTGACGATGGAGCAGATACGGAAGTGACCATAAATGGATATGAATACAATGTAACACAGGCGCTTGTGACCAGACAGTTAAATCCCACAGGAACTGTTGAAACGTGGGAAAATCCGCTTGTATCTACGTCAAAGCATGCAGCAGATCTTGCTGAATGGATCGGAGATTATCTGCGTTCTGACCGGGAATATGATCTGGAATATCGTGGAGAACCGCGTATTGATGCAAATGATATTGCATTCCTGGAAAATAAATACGTTCCGGATCTGCTGTTGCGGATATATGAACATACATTGAAGTTTAATGGGGCATTGTCCGGCACCATAAAGGCAAGGAGGGATATGAGCAATGTGGCAACAGCCAAAAACAGACTGGCAGGCCAGTGATTATTTTAATATCAAGGATTATAACCGCATAAAAGGAAATCTGAATGAGATCCGGCGGCAGGCGCTTATCCTGTGGCCGGATTTTACGTTTGAAGATATGGGCGGGGATAAAGCCTATACGGATTATGGCTTTTATGCAGATGAGATCAACCGGTTTGAAGCCAATGTGGAACATATCTGTGTAGGTGTGTTCCCTTTTAAGGTAGGTGAACGGAAGACGTTTTACGAGAACCAGCTTTTTATTGACTGGAAGGAACTGAACCGTATCGAAGAGGCCTGCAGACTGATGTACAGTAATATCCAGAGCCGGATCACAGGGAGGCGTAAGCTTGCATTTACCCTAAACGGAGGAGAGATATGTTAAAAACGGATTATAAAGATGCCATGTATGATGGCGCACGGAAATATAAGATCACATCGAATGCCGATGGGACTTCCGGTATTACAGATGAAACAGTCTATACGCAGGAAGGGGATCCCTTTGGAGCAAACGATATCAATTCCACAAACAAAGCTATCAACCGTATAAATGGTGAACCTGCTAATGTCACTCTTACAGCAAGCGGCTGGACGGGAGATACAGCTCCGTATAGCCAGACAGTTGAGGTAGAAGGTGTTACAGCAGAAGATAATCCCATCTTTGTAAGTCTGCTGGAAGATGGGGCTCCTGCAGAAACCCAGAAAGCATATATGAAAGCTTTTGGTATCATCGCTTCTGGTACGGGGACAACGGCAGAAGGCAGCGTGACTTTTAAGGTTTACAAAAAGCCGGAAACTGACATTATAATCGGGCTAAAAGGAGTGTAGCAATGGGAAGAATATTAATGACCGGCGGAGGTGGAGGTGCCGATTTAGATGTGATTACAGCTGAAGCAGATGATATCTTATCTGGAAAAGTGATCGTAGATAAGGATGGCAATCCTTTAACTGGTACACTAACCCTCAGTGGTGATGCCGGAGCCGGTGATGTGTTATCAGGCAAAACTTTCTATACCACCAATCCCAAAAGCAAGCAGACCGGCACCATGGGTACGATGGGCGGTGGAACTTATACGCCTAAGGCAGTTCAGCAGACAGTATCATGTAGTGGTAAGAGAATGACCGGTAATATTGTTATCAAAGGTGATGGGAATCTAACTGGCAATAATATACTTTATGGGAAGTCCATTTTTGGTGTTTCAGGTAATGTGAGAAAATTTGTATCTCGTATTGGGCAAGTAACTTCTGGCAGTGACTATTATGTAACATTATCTCTTGGTTTTTATATTCAAAGTTGGATGTTTATGGCAGAATATGGCCCACATGACTTATCTACTTCTTGTCCTTGGGATCCGGCTAATCTAAGTGTAATATTGCCCAATTATACATTGGCTTCTCCGATTCGAAGCGGAACAACTTTTAAAGTAAAAGTTACAACCCGAAATAAGAATTACAATTACCTCGTTACAGGATACTATTAATAATAACCAAAAACTCTACATTTATAATTTCCCGAAGAACATAGGCACGGTATATAGATTGTCCCAGTGCGCCCCACCTTAGAGTTCCAGCTTACCGCGTGAAATCTAGCATTACTCCACACATGAAGTATACCATCGTCTCCAATGGCCGATGTTATATACCCGGCATATGGCTTATTGCAATTAATTGAGGTTGCGTAAAACCCACTAGGCAACGAAATAGCCACATAATTATCATATGTAAGAGAGTTAGAATCAAGATTATCAAAAGCTCTCGTTCCCGATGCAATTGTAACCGTTTTATCAATTACTGCATACTTGCGCACATTACCTGAAACACCGAATATCGACTTCCCATAAAGTATATTATCAACAGGTAATGGGGAGGTGGTGCAGAAATTTGTAGAAAAAAATAAAAAGATATTAACAGTATATCATAAATAATCAGAAAGGAAAGGCGTATGAAAGCATTAGTAATTTATGATGCAACCGGAAAAATATGGTCAATTTTTTATGGAGAAGACCAGGTTCCACAGGGGCTTCTGGCATTATTTGTAGACATACCGGACGGAGGTCAGCTGGAACGTATTGATGTGACAAATCCAGACGATCCGAAGCCGGTATTTTCTTACTTACCAGAGTCAGATATTGGAAAATTACAGAACCGGGTAACAGAACTGGAAAACCAGCTCACCGAAGCCCAGTTAGCTCTTACCGAGCAGTATGAAGCTAATCTGGCACTGGAAGATGAAGTCACTAACACCCAGTTAGCGTTGACTGAACTTTACGAAGCAAACCAGACCACTACAACCACAAAGGAGGCTTAATCATGGCAAGTTACATGGCAAAAGTATATGCAAATCTGATCCGTAATGGAAAGAAAAAAATCGAAGAGGTACCAGAGAAAATCAGAGCGGAAGTCGAGGAATTATTAAATGCTTAGACTGCTGCTCTTTTTATTACTGAGGAAGGAGGTGGAGACTATGGCAATCATTTATGCAACCCTTATTGTTAAGGGAAAGAAAACCTACGCACAGGTACCAGAAAAGATCAAGCCACAGGTAAAGCAGGTCTTGATCGATCTGGAGTGCGAAGATCTGATCACGGAGGAGTAAGTCATGGAATCAATCATGCAGTACATATCTGTGCATTGGGTTTCATGGGTGTTTGGGATCATCTCTGTATTGCTTTCCAGAGCATATCATAAATTATCCAAACAGTTAAAGGCAGAACGTGCCAGAACAAATGCTATTAACGCAGGAGTTCTGGCACTCCTCCATGACCGTCTTTACCAGGCATGTTCGTTTTATTTAAAAAGGAAATATTGTACCTTGGAAGACAGAGACAATCTGGAGTATATGTTCAGGCCATATAAAGCATTGGGTGGAAATGGAACCGGAGAAGATCTTTATAACAGATGTCTGGCTTTACCATATGAGCCGGCAGAACAGGAGGTATAGATATGGATTTTGGGATTGGAAGCGTAACAGCGATCACAGCAATCTGTTACCTGGGCGGCATGGCCTGCAAGGCAACTACCAAGGTCAAGGATGAGGTTATCCCGGTAGTTTGTGGAGTGACCGGCGGCATCCTGGGAGTAGCAGGCATGTACCTTATGCCGGAGTTTCCAGCCACAGATGTGATCAACGCTGCAGCCATTGGCATTGTATCCGGCTTGGCAGCAACCGGAGCGCACCAGGTCATCAAACAGGCAAGCAAGAAGTAG